GGGACAAAAGGTCAGAAAGTCATCGCCATTCACTAAACATGGCGCATACTCTTTTCTGATCACTCCGTTCTTATAGTTTACCATAACAGACCTTCCCTCACATACATCCTCCCAGAGGCTTAAATTGAGTATACATAAAACCGGAAACGATTTTATGTCACCCATAAGCTGACCAAAAGTTTGAATGAAAGGGTCGTCCTGTTCGTCATCGATTTCTCTGCCTGACCATAGCTTTGATCTTAATTCAGATACCATTGCAAATTCGCCCTGAGTCCGATTTATGGCTTCTTGGAACCAAACATTTATGTTAATCCAATTCTTCTTGGTACTACGTGGTCCATCGACAGGTAGATATTCCAATATCTTACCCATCGCACCCCATAGTCCCATAAGAGTTTTTCTATCATAATGTAGAGGAACTTTAAAATCGGGCAACAGTTTATTCTTGAAGCACAGTCTGTCAATCAGACATGACGTGCTTGGGGAAATATTATCTGTTGCAGCATCATAGTCACCCGAAATGAAGACAAGGTCTTCCTTTCGGTAACCCAGGCCGGTCCAGTAATTGACTGATCTAAAAATAAGATTCTCAATATCACTGGTTTGAACCATTCTTCCAAACAGAAGATTAGGGTTCTCTCTCATTGAAGATGATATTATGCTCTGAAACGGTTTTCCTGCAGCAAACTCCCAAGCGGGAGATGTTGTTATGGAACGAACTTTTAAAGGTTCGGGTAGAAAATTAACCCTACCAGGCCGTGGCCCAGAACAAAAAGCATACGTAAAGTATGGCGAAGGAGCCATACCGGAATATGTTTGATCTAATACCATCTTCAGTGAGACCTTCGGAACATTCCCCCAATTTTTATCATGGAGGTAGCCGAACTGGCCTAACTGATGCTTCTCAGTACACTTATTTGCACTCAAATACGACACAGTTTCTCCCAAGAGGTTCTTAAAACTACAAGGCAGAAGTCTCTTAATTACTGAAGAGACTATCCCCTCGTCAACCGTCAGGGGAATGTCCTTCCTTTGTAGAGCGACAGAATATTTAATTGCCGCTTCCTCTATGAAGGAGGTTGGAACTGTGATTGAGCCCTTTCGTAAATGATTAAGACTCATTGAAAAGAAGAGGGACTTCCTACCCCCTTTCGAGAGACGTCTCTTTAAATTCAGAGCCGTTCTTCTAGAGGTAGGAAACCAGGAACTAGCACCACTTGGCTTACTGGGTAATTCATTACCACAGGATAGTGAGCTTGCACAACAATAGTAATATTTTATTATCTTTGTTGTCATGATCTCGTTACTACCCTTACACAGTAACATATTTGAAATCGTACTATTCATTGTTGAAAAACATTGATAGTATAACCTCTTATATGTCTGTCTGAGTAACCAAGCGAAGTTGAACAAGTACACACAACTCTGACGTATCTCATACGCAGAGAAATGTTTTAGGACCTCGATAGATTCGAGATCTTTTTGGATGTAATCCAAGCAGATCTCCCAATTTTGGGAGGAAGCTAAGACGCAATCGACATAGGACAAGAAATCTCTCTTGTTCCTATCGGTCACGTGGCGCGTGCGGAAACAAACGCTCTCGCCATTTGGCATTGACA